CCCATGCACTGGTTCCGGCAGGAGTGGATCCTCCAGCCGGACAAGCACAACGCCCTGCACCTGCATTTCATGATGACAGACAACCCGTCCCTCAGCGAGGAAACCCGGCAGCGGTACGAGCGCACCTACAGCGGCGTCTTCTACCAGCGGTATGTCCTGGGCAAATGGGTGGCCGCAGAGGGCGTGATCTACAGCATGTTCAGCGAGACGGAAAACACCTACCGTCCGGACCAGCGGCCCAAAGCGATGGCCTGGTTGTCTACTCGGACGATCGCCGTGGACTACGGCACCACGAACCCGACGCGGTTCCTGGACATCTACGACGACGGCGAGACCGTCCGCGTGGACCGGGAGTACGACTGGGACAGCCGGAAGGAACACGCCCAGAAGACGGACCGGGAGTATGCGGACGACCTGCTGGCCTTCATGGGGCCGCAGCCGTGTACGGTGATCGTGGACCCGTCGGCGGCATCCTTCATCGCGGAGCTGGGCCGCCGGGGCGTGTACGTGGTCAAGGCGGACAACGACGTGCCGGACGGCATCCGCAAGACCGCCGGCCTGATCGGGCGCCGCATCATCCAAATCTGCGAGACATGCTCCCGTCTCATCGACGAGATGGGTACCTACGTCTGGGATGAAAAAGCGTCCCAGCGGGGGGAGGAGAAGCCGGTCAAGCAGAACGACCACAGCGCGGACGCTCTGCGCTATTACGTAAATTCCCTGCCGGATTGGAGGTTTGAGTAAGTGTCCAGACGAAGGAAAGCACAACAGAATACCCCGGCTGCCGTGATGGACGAGTTCTCCAACCCGCTGTTCCGGCTGGGCTACGGCTCCCAGTCCCCGCTGGAGGCCACGGAGTACCGGACCACCCGCCTGACTGGCAACTACGCGCTGCTAAACAGCCTGTACGGCGACAACTGGGTGGTGCAGAATGTGGTGGGCATCATCCCCGACGACATGACCAAGAAGTGGTTCACCGTCACCGGCCCCGCCACGCCGGAGCAGTCCGCCGCCCTGGAACGTATCCAGCGGGAAACCGGCCTGCGGGAGAGCGTGAACGAGGGCCTGCGCTGGGGGCGGCTCTTTGGCGGCGCGGCGGGGCTGATCTGGATCGACGGGCATGACGGCATCCTGGACCGGCCCCTGGACCTGAACACGGTCTATCCCGGCAGCTTCAGGGGCCTGCCCATCTACGACCGCTGGTGCGGCATTACGCCGGCGGACGGCCTGGTGCTGGAGCGGGGGGAGCTGGTACCAGAATATTACACCATCTACCAGGAGGACGGGACGGTGCTGGAACGGGTCCATCACTCCCGCGTCATCCGGTTCACGGGGCGGAAGCTGCCCTATTACCGGCGGGTCACGGAGCAGTATTGGGGCGCGTCGGAGGTGGAATCCCTGTACCGGGAAGTGGTCAAGTACGACAACACCACCGCCAATATGGCCGCGCTGACGTTCCGGGCCAACGTGGACACCATGAAGGTCAAGAACCTGGAGCAGCTGTTTTCCATCGCCTCCAGCGAGCAGCAGCGGCGGTTCTGGAACACCATGCAGGCCCAGAGCGTGATGAAATCCAATTTCGGTACTCAACTGGTGGACGCGGAGAGCGACATCACCAACACCCAGTACAGTTTCAGCGGCCTGTCCGACGTCAACGAGGCCATGTGCCTGAGCCTGTCCGGTGCGTCCCGCATCCCCATGACCAAGCTGTTCGGACGCTCCCCGGCGGGGATGAACGCCACCGGGGAGAGCGACCTGCAAAATTATTACGACTATGTGGACACGCTGCGGGAGAATGTGCTGGCTCCTGTTCTGCGCCGCCTGCTGCCGGTGCTGGCCATGTCGGCCTGGGGAGACGCGCCGGACGATCTGGACATCACCTTCCCGCCGCTGTGGACGCCCACGGCAAAGGAGGTGGCGGAGATTGCCCGGAACAAGCAGGAGGCCATTGTGGGGGCTTTCCAGGCAGGGCTGCTGCATGCGGACACCGCGCAGAAGGAGCTGAAGAAGCTGGCGGACGAAACGGGGCTGTTTGACAGCATCAGCGACGAGGAGATCGCCGCCAACGCTGGGAAGACGTACCAGGACGTGACGGCCCTGCGGGACCCGCTGCTGGGGCTGAGCTATGAGGAGGGACCGGATGCCGAGGCTGACGAGAGGGCCGGCGGAGCGGGAGCTGCGGCGGATGATCGAGCTGTTCCTGAAGGCCGAGACGGACATCATCAATGAGATCAGCCGCCTGCGGTCACGGGGGCTGGTAGACTACCACGCCACCGCCGCCCTGGAGCGGGTGCAGGCAATTTTGCGGGAGCTGGAGGACGATTGCTGGACGTATGCGCCGCGCATGATCGAGATGCAGTTCTACGTCAACCATCCCGAGGCCCGGAAGCCGCTGGACGTGCCGGAGACCCCGGAAAAGCACCTGCGGGGGTATCAGAATGCATTCGCGCTGACCAGCACCCAGACGGATATTGTGCAGCGGCTGACTATGAACCTAATGGGCCTGGTATCCGAGGCCTCCCAGACCACGTCCCGCAACCTGGAAAATATGCTGATTGGGCGGGTAGAGAGTGACCCGTACCGCCAGGTGGGCCTGTCCCAGGCGGCGGCCATGCAGGCCACGGGGCAGGGGGCGTGGAGACCGGTCCCCGGCTTTGTGGAGGCACTGCGCCGGGAGGGGATTACCGCCTTCACCGACAAGGCGGGCCGGAACTGGAACCTGCATACATACGGCAGCATGGTTTTACGCACCACCTCCCGGCAGGCGGAGGTGCTGGCCGTGCTCACCCAGGACCCGGAGCAGGATCTGTATCTCATCAGCGCCCACGGCTCCACCTGCCCGCTGTGCGCCCCATTGGAGGGCCGGGTGTACTCCCGGAGCGGCAGGGACCCGGACTTCCCGTCCCTGGCGGCGGCGTTCGGGAAGATGGACCCGGCGGGGCCGGATACGTTGGACAACTCCTGGCTGAACATCCATCCCAACTGCCTGCATCAGCTCATCCGCTGGACGCCGATGGGCCGCGGTGAGGAGGAAATCCGGAAAATCAAGGAGTTTTCCAGCTTCGAGAAGAACCCCGTCACCCGCGACCCCCGCACTCAGAAGCAGGTGGAGGCGTACCGGCAGAAGGAGCGGGACCGGGCCCGGTGGCTGCGGGATTACCGGCAGTGGGAGAAGTACCGGGAGGCGCTGGGGGATAGAGTGCCGGGGACCTTTGAGACGTTCCGGAGGCATAAGCTGGCCGGGGATGAGAAGTTTCAGGCGTGGGAAAAGGCGATTAAAACACTTGAAAAGACTGGGCAATCTGGTATAATAAAAGCGGGCGCGCTGAACCCTGATACACAACGTGCTCAAGAGCATGCAGAGCGGTATTATCAGTCCGTCCGCAAGATGACAACAGACGTCAAGCGCATTGCGCAGAATACCGGATATCCGGAATCCGAAATAGCAAGGATTAAAAATTTCATTTTTGTGGATACCCATGACCTGGGTGATGGTAGAATCTCCCGCTTTGATGCCTCTTTTGAAATGGCTGAATCCTGGCAGCGGCTGATTGACGGAAAGAATATCCAGCCCCACGATTTGACTTTGCTCAAGCATGAAATCATGGAAAAGGACCTTATGGAGCAAGGATATACGCAGGATGAGGCCCATATCATAACATCCAGGCAATATAACTACACGAAGGAGGCTTACAGATTCCATCATGGTCAAACTGAGACAGATTAAACGAAATGGGGATAGCATTACCTGTAACGCCTTCGTTGAAGATTGCGCGGAACCGGTAAAGCTGATTTTCAATATCTTGGATGGAAGCATCCAAAATTCTCCACTGCCGAAAGGCTACGAGTGGTGTACAGCGCACATTCGCCACGCGGGAGCGCATTTGGAGCAGATGGCAAAGGCTGCGGAAATTCCGGAACAAAGAAATATTATGTGGTGCTGACTATGGATGAAAAAACGATCAAGGCAATCAATGCCATTCTCAAGCGCGGCAGTGATGTAGAAATCCGGCGGAAAGGCGATGGATATATCGTCCTGGAAGTAAAACGATCAATCAAATACAGCGCTTGACGGATTGGCGTCAGGCAAGAGCAATTGGAGCTAACAGACTGTAATGGTCTGCTGGCTCCATTTTATTTTGCGAGGTGAACAGAATGCTGGCCTACTACGGCACGAAAATATCGGAACACATGACGGACACGCCGGAGGGGTATCTGGTTTGCCGCGATGTCCCCATCGCCCGGACGGGGGACATGGTTTACCGGGCGGGGGAGCTGGAGCTGGAGGGCGACCCGGACCGGCTGGTGACAGTCCGCCGGGAAGAGGCGGAGGTCTTCTCGCCTGCGGCCATTGCCAGTTTCGAGGGCAAGGACGTCACCGCCGGGCACCCGGCGGAGATGGTGGGGCCGGAAAACCACGCCGCCTATACGAAGGGGCATGTCCAGAACGTGCGGCGGGAGGGGGACTACCTGCTGGCGGACCTGCTGGTCAAGGACGCGGCGCTCATCAGCGATATCAGGAACAACATCGTCCGGGAAGTGTCCTGCGGCTACCACTGCCAGTACGTCCCGGATGGTTCCGGATACCGGCAGGAGCATATCCGGGGCAATCATGTAGCGGTTGTTCCCCACGGCCGGGCAGGCCGTGCGGTTGCAATAAAAGATTCGGCGGAGAACGCCGGGAAAGGAACGGACATGAGTAAATTTTCGGAAGCTATCCTGAAAGCCTTTGGGATGGCCGCGCACGAAGCGGAGGATCCGGCGGCGGTTGAGGCCCTGATCCCCACAGCCGCCACTGCGCTGGACGCCGAACCCGCAGGAAAAGCGCCGGAGGCGGCACCCGCAGCGGCAGTACCGGCCTCAGACGCGGCCCTGAACAGTCTCAATGAGAAGATGGACCGGCTCATCAGCCTGATGGAGGCGAAGGACAGCACACCGCCCAAAGAGGATGAGCCGGACGGCGGAAAAGCCTTGGATGATCTGCTGGAGAATCTGGAGGGCAAACAGGCGGCTACCATCTCCGACGATGAGGACGGCGGCGAGAAGAAAGAGCCTGAGCCGCTGAGCGAGGAGGCCAAAGACGCGGCGCTGGCAATTCTGAAGAGCGTCCGGCCCGCCGTGGCGGCCATTGAGGACAAGGCGGCCAGGGCCCGCGTGACAGACGCGCTGCTGAACGCGGTGCGGGGCGGGGACGCCCTGGGGGCCATCACCAAAGCCGCCGGGCGCAATGCCCAGAAGGCCGCCGACGCGGCCAGCCAGAGCAGCTATGAAAAAATCTGTGCGGACCAGAAGGCGGCCTATGACGCCAGGAACCCGCACAAGAAACAGGAGGCTTAATTGATGGGACTTTATCCGCAGAATATCGGAACCACTATGCCCCACGGCTACGCGGGCAGCTATGCCCGCCAGCCGGATATGGTGGTCAACACGCGGCCCGCAGCGGCTGCGATCCCCTTCGGTACGCCGCTGAAGTACGACAGCCAGGGGCGCGTGGCCCCTCTGGGGGAGGGGGACGCGGCGGCGGCCTTTGTGGGCGTGGCCGCGCGGGAAATCAGGAGCGCGCTGACCTATCTGGACCAGAGCGCCGGGGCCTTCGCCGCCGGGGAGGCGGTATCCGTGTTCATGCGCGGCGCGGTGAACGTCAAGTGTCAGAAAGGCGCGCCGCAGCTGGGCGGCGCGGTGTATGTCCGGACCGCGGCAAACGAGAGCTATCCCACCGCTGCCGCCGGCGGCTTTGAGGCGGAGGCGGACGGGGCCAACACGGTTCAGCTCACCGGCTGTCAGTGGGCGGGGCCTGCGGACGCGGACGGCGTGGCGGAGCTGCGCATCCTGACTATGCAGAGCGCGTAAAGGAGGAGCAGACAATGAATCAGTTTCAGAACGTAGGTACTTTTGACGCCGGTGTGTTTACGCCGGGGCTGTCCGGCGGGTCCGCGCCCGGCGGCGTCCCCACGATGGACGCGGCGGGGATTGCCTCCGGCGGCGCGTTCCTGGTCTCCGAGCTGGAGAAACGGGACCCGCTGCTGCGCAAGCCCCTGACCAGCTACACCTATCCCAGGGACATCAATATCAATACCGGCGGCGGCTGGGTGGACTACGTGTCCGCTATGAGCGTGGCCTATGGCATCACCGGCGGCAGCGGCAGCGGGGCCGTCCATGCCGGCGGGGCCAACGGCATCCCCCTGGTCAGCGCCAACGTGGACAAGGGGATTTATAAGGCCCATGTCTTTGCCGCCGCGCTGCGGGTCATGTTCGTGGATATGCAGAAGGCCAATTTTGTTGGCCGCTCCCTGGACCAGATGCTGACGGACGGCCTCCGTATGGCCTACGACAAGCATATGGATCAGCACGTCTACATGGGCTTGGAGGAATACGGCACTACCGGCCTGCTCAACGATCCGGACGCTGCGGAAACCGTTGTCGCCAACGGCGCGAAGGGTTCTGCCAAGTGGGCGGACAAGACGCCGGAGGAGATTCTGGCGGACGTCAACGCCGCCCTGATGGCAAACTGGGCTGCGGCGGAGTACGATGAGACCGCCATGCCCAACCACATCCTGCTGCCCTATGAGCAGTACAGCGATATCCTCACCCGGAAGGTGACGGAGCTGGCCACGGAGACCATCCTGGACTTCCTGATGAAGAACAACGCGGCGGTCAAGAACGGCGGCTCCCTGTACATCGGCCCCACCCGCTGGTGCAAGGGGGCGGGTACCGGGAAGACGGACCGCATGGCGGTGTACGTCCACAACCCCCGCTTCCTGAGCATGGACGAGCTGGTACCTCTGAACCGGATCATGTCCAGCCCCAACGTGACCAACGTGTGCTATGACACCGCCTATATGGCGAACATCTCCCAGGTGCAGGTGCTGTACCCGCAGTGCATCGCCTACTACGACGGAATTTAAGGAGGAGTGGCCATGACCGTTTATTCCAAGAGAAATATTATCCTGCCAGGCCCTGGCGGGGAGAAATTCCGGATGAAAAAGGGCTATATCGGCCCGGCACCGGAGTGGGCGGAGAAATCCGCCTATCTGAAAGCGCTGGCGGCAGACGGGAAAGTCGTTATCACCGAAGAGGCGAAAAAGCCTAAGAAGCCTCCTGAGGGCGAAAAGTAATGCAGCCCCAGTTCCAGGGCGTACGGGAGGCCGCCGCCAACATCAGCCAGGGGCGGGGCTGCTATACGGCGGAAATGTTTCAGGAGGATTTTCCGCAGTTCTTCAACAAGGCCATGATCTGCCTGGTACCGTACGGGCTGCTGGGGGATTTTATCCGGCAGGCCAACGCGGCCGTCACGCCGGAGAGGTGGCGGGAGGGCTGGCGGTACGCGGCGGGGCTGTACGTGGCCCACAATGCCGCCCTGTACCTGCGGACCTTCGCGGAGAGCTCCGACACCCCCGCCCAGGCCGCGGCTACCGGGGCTACAGTGGGCGTGGTAAAGTCCGCCGCGCTGGGGGACAGCTCCGTCACCTATGACACCGACGCCCTCACCAAAGCCACGGCGGACTGGGGCGACCTGAACGCCACCCAGTACGGACAGATCCTGGCGACAAAGGCCCGCATGGTGGGCATGGGAGGGAGCTATGTCCTGTGAATTACGCTGACTGGTACACGGACCGTATGGACATCCGCCGCGTTGCGCCGGTACAGGACGGCGCGCTGACGGTACACCAGAGGACCGCCGTGGCGGAGGACATCCCCTGCCGGGTATACCGCAGCGGTTCCCACGGCCCCCGGTTCCAGCCCACCGCCGCCATGACGGAGGGGGAGGACAAGCTGGCCTGTGACAACCACGTGGACATCCAGGCGGGGGATGAGCTGCTGATCTACCGCGGCAAGGGCGTCGGGGCGCGGCATCCCGCCATCCGGGCCTTTGCCGGGGACCCGGTGTACTTCCATGAGCCGTTCGGCGCGATTATGCCGGGGCTGGCTCACCAGGAGGTTACGCTGCTGCAGCAGGAATACGCGAAGGGAGCTGTTGAGAATGGCGATGGGTGACGCCCTGCGGCGGCGTATGGAGGAGCTGGCGGCGCGGCAGCCGCAGATTGCGCCCCGGCTGTCCGCCATTGCCCAGGGGGCCACCCTGCGGGCCGTCGAGGCGGCTGTGGAGCGCACCCCGCCCAATGACGGCGGCCTGCGGGGCGTCAACATGATCAGCGGCGAGCTGGCCCAGCACTGGGCCACGGACAGCCGGGTGACGCCGGTACAGTCCGGGGACACGTTTGTTACCACGCTGGAGAACGACAGGCAGTATGCCAGCTACGTCAACGACGGCCACCGGTTGGATAAGCATTTCGTACCGGGGCTGTACATAGACGACAGCGGCCTGCTGTCCCGCGACCTGAGCCGGGACGTGGGCATGGTGGTAGGCACGAAGACGACCTATGTACCAGGCGTGTACATGAAGGAGGCCGGGGTGGACAAGTATGCGGAAGTTGCGGAAACGGAGCTGCGCAAGCTGGCCGGGGAGGTGCTGCGATGACCTTCACCATGCCCGCCCTGTCCCGGTCCCTGGCGGACTATCTGGCCCCTTCGCTGCCGGACGTGTCCTTTTACGCGGACCCGAACCAGCAGGGCACCGCCTCCCGCGCCCTGTTCCTGCGCCAGACCAACGCCAGGATCACCAGTCAGACGGGAGGCCGTTTCCTCCGCCGCCTGGGGCTGGATCTGGTGTACCTGGAGCAGCTGAATTCCGTGGACGCGGAAACCCGTTTACAAGCAGCGGCGGACGTGCTGGACCAGCGCATGGAGACGTTCCCCTACAGCAGCGGGGAGGAAAAGGCCGTGCTGCTGCGGACGTACGAACGGCACTGGGAGATCATGGACAGTACGCTGCACTACAAATTCGATTTGCAGCTCTGGCTGACGTATCAGGAGGACGCCGCGCTGATGATGTCTATTGAGGAGCTGAACATGGAGGTCGTATGAAGGAGAAAGATACGGAAAAGAAATATCCAACGGAGAGCATTTTGCAGAGCAGAGAGTTCTCCGGGTTTCAGCGGGAGTTCGCCCGTGCGCTGCTGCCGGAGAGCGCGTATACCCTCCGGGAGGCCAGGGCGATCCTGAACAGGTTTTTCAAAGGAGGTGACCGCTGATGGCCGGCGGCAATTGGACCGCGCAGAACAAGGTGCGGCCCGGCATCTACATCAATTTCAGCACCAGGGGCAGTCAGGCCCTGACCCTGGGCAGCCGGGGCACGGCGGCGATCTGCCGGGCGCTGAGCTGGGGGCCGGTGAGGGAGATCGTGACCGTTGACGCCGGGGCGGATACCACCGGCGCAATCGGTTGGGGCATCACCACGGAGCAGGCCCGGTTCCTGCGGGAGATGTTCAAGGGCACCGGCAGCACCGGCGGGCCGACAAAGGTCCTGCTGTACCGCCCGGAGGCTGTGGGAGCCGCTGCGGCGTCCGCTGCTCTGGGGGAGGGCGGCGTCACGGTCACGGCGCTGTATCCCGGCGTGCGGGGCAATGACATCTCCATCGTCTCCGCTGAGGATGTGGACGAGCCGGGGACCTTCACCGTCGCCACGCTGGTGGACGGAAAACAGGTGGATATCCAGAGAGCCAAGACCGCCGCGGAGCTGTCCGCCAACAGCTGGGTGAAGTTCTCCGGCACCGGCGCGCTGACCGCCACCGCCGGGGTGACACTGTCCGGCGGCGCAGACGGGGCGGTGGACACATCGGCCTACGCCGCGTTTTTGGAGGCGCTGGAGCCCTATCATTTCGACGTGCTGGCCTACGACGGCACGGACAGCACGGTCAATCAGGCCCTGGTCGCCTTTGTCAAGCGCGTTTCCGCCCAGGAGGGCCGGTACAGCCAGCTGGTGACCACCAACGCGGAAAATGCAGACAGCCGGTTCGTTATCAACTGCAGATCCGGCGTGGTGCTGGAGGACGGCACCGCCCTGACGCCCCAGGAGACGGTCTGGTGGCTGGCGGGGGCGCAGGCTGGAGCCCAGTACCATCAGGCGCTGTCCTACGCCTCCTATCCGGGGGCGAAGGACGTGGTCCCCAGGCTGTCCGGCAGCCAGATCGAGGAGGCCATCAAGGCCGGGAATCTGGTGCTGGCGGAGGAGTTCGGCAAGGTCCGCATTGAGACGGATATCAACACGCTGGTGTCCTATACCCCGGAGATCGGGGAGGTCTTCCACAAAAACCGGACCATGCGGGTGTGCAACACCCTGGCCAACGACATCTACCGGGAGTTCTCCCTGCACTATCTGGGCAAGGTGAACAACAACGAGGAGGGCCGGGGGCTGTTCAAAGGGACCATCCTGGACTACCTGCTGGAGATGTACAGCAAGGGTGCTCTGCGGGAGCGGCCCACCGGGGAGGACGTGGAGGTGCTGATGGGCAGCTCCATTGACTCCATCGTCATCAATCTGGCGCTGTTCCTGGCGGACGCGGTTGAAAAAATCTATATGACCATCACTGTGACGTAAGGAGGCGCGGGGTATGAGTTTTCTATTGGGGCGGGATACCGTCCACGGTGCGGCGGGCAAGGCGTTTATCACCCAGAATGGCCGCGTGATCGAGCTGTTCGGCGCGAAGAAGGTCAGCGCCCAGGGCGAGATCAGCAGCAATGACATGAAGGTCATCGGCACCAAAAAGATCCAGAACAAGCCCGGCGGCGTCAAACAGACCGGCACCGGCACGGTCTACTACGGCACCTCCGTTTTTGCGGAGATGCTGGAGAAGTATATCCATACCGGCGCGATGGAGCCGTTCAACATGCAGGTGACCAACGAGGACAAGGCCACCTCCGTGGGGGCCCAGACGGTGGCCCTCTATGGCTGCCAGCTGTCCAGCACCATCCCCATTGCGCTGCTGGACGCGGAGACCGATATGCTGACCTTCGATTTTTCATTTACCTTCGAGGATTTCGAAATCCTCAGGAAATTCAACGACCCGGCTGAGCTGGGAACATGAGAAAGGATATCAGAACATGAGTAATCTGCATGCATTCCTGCACCCGGTAGAGGGCGATGAGACCAGGGAGGTTATCATCTCCAGGCGTTTTCTGGGGGAGGACGGCAAGCCTGTCCCCTTCAAGATCAGGGCGCTGAGCCAGGCGGAAAACGACCAGATCACCAAAGATTCCATGGAACCCGTGAAGGGCGGAAGACGAGGCGAGAAGACGCTGAACAGCACAAACTATGGCCGCCGTATTATCGTTGCCGCTACCGATTTTCCGGACTTCCGCAGCGAGGAGCTGTGTAAGGCTTACGGCGTGATGGACCCGCTGGAGGTACCCGGCAGAATGCTGCTGGCAGGCGAGTATGAACGGCTGAGCCGGGAGATTTTGACCCTGTCCGGCTTCGATGACGATCTGGAGGAGCAGGCAAAAAACTGATGGAGGGGGACGACCCGGACACCCGGCTGGCGTACTATATGTTCGTCAACCACGGGTGGCGTCCCCAGCAGGTGGACAGCCTGCCGGACCGGGAAAAAATCCTGATGACGCTGATGGCGCTGAAGGAAATCAAAGACAGGCCGAAGCCGAAGGAGGGGTGAGTGTATGGCGGCAATTCGTGAAGAGCTGGTTTTAGCCGACCGGTTTTCAGCAACCTTTTCCAGATACCTGACAATGGGGCGGCAGGCGGCGTCCGCCGCAGCTGCGGCTGGGGCCAGCCAGACCGCCTATAACGCCAATCTGTCCCAATTGGGCGGCGCTGCCAGTCAGGCGGGCAGTGCGCTCAATGAACTGGGCAGACGGCTCCAGGAGGCGGGGCAGAGCTCCACCCAGGCGGCGGACAAGCAGGAGAAGATCAACCGCAAGTTTCAGGAGGGCGCGAAGTCCGCTGACGCCCTGACCGGCAAGCTCAAGGGCCTGGTTGCCACCTACCTCAGCTTCCAGGGTGTGAAACGCGCCCTGGACTGGGTGGGGGAAAATCTGAAGCTGGCGGACATCCAGCGCAACGCGGAAAATCAGCTCCGGGCCGTTCTGATGAACATGGGGGCCCAGGAGGTCACTATTCCGGTGACGGCGGACCTGCAGGTAGATACCGCCCGGACCATGTCCGCCTTTGACGCGATCACCCAGAAAGCGTCCGAGATTCAGGGCCGGGGCATCTACGGTGACGAGGCCATGATTGCCGGCGCGGCGGAGTTAGCTACCTACTTCGAGGACGCCAACGCTATCATGTCCATGATGGACACCCTGGCCGATTACACGATGGGCATGACCGGCGGCGGGGCTGTAGGCAAAGAGCAGATGGTCCAGTATGCTACGGATATCGGCAAAATTATGTCCGGGTCCTATATCGCCATGACCAAGAAGGGCTTCGAGTTTACGGAGGCGCAGAAGGCCATCGTGGAGGGCACGGCCACAGAGAAGCAGATCGTGGAGGCGCTGGGTAAGGAGTATCTGGACATGAGCGCGGATATGCAGGCCGCAGCGGCCATCAACGCCGTGATCGCGGAGTCCTGGGGCGGCCTGTACGACGCCATGAGCGACACCCCAGAGGGGAAGATCATCCAGTTCCAGAACCGGCTGGGGGACCTGCGGGAGGTGCTGGGCAACCGGATCTATCCTGCCGTGCTCCAGGTGGTGGACGTGTTCAACAACGGCTTTGGTCAGATCGAGCAGGTGCTGACGGCCTTTTCCGATGTGTGCGCGGGGATTGTCACCGCCATCAGCTGGATTGCGGAGGCGGCTTTGAATGTGGCCAGCGTGATTGTGCAGAACGGGGATCTGGTGATGTCGGTACTGATCGGGATTGCTTCGGCGTTTTTGGTTGTTAAGGCGGCTTCGGTTGCAAGCGCAATAGCCAGCGCGGTAGCGTGGGCGGTTGCCCACTGGCAGCTTGTGCTGCTTGGCGCGGGCTTGGCTTTAATTGCCGCCGCCGTGACCGGCGTGATTCAAAGGACGCTGCAGATGGGCGGTACCTGGGAGGAAGTGTGCGGCGTGATGGGCAGTGTGCTCTATGAGCTGTACGCCGTAATCTACAACGTCGTAGCCGATGCCTGGAATCTGTTCGCCACGTTTGCAGAATTTTTTGCTAATTTCATGCACGATCCTGCCAGGGCTCTTTGCCGCATCGTTTTTGACGCTTTTGACTGGATTTTGAGCGTAGTTGAGAGCACAGCGGGGGCGATTGATGCTCTGTTTGGGAGTAATTTTTCCAAAGGCGTGGCGAGCTTTCGCTCGAAGTTGAGCAGATGGACTGATGACACTTTTGGGGAATATACGATTAAAATAGACCGCATGGAGAAGATCGACTATGGCGATGCATGGCAGCGAGGGAACGAGCTGGGCAGGAAGTTCTACAACTCTGTGTCCGAACTGGGGAACATGAGCATTAATGGCTTCGACAGTTCAGCCCTGAACGGCATCCCCAGCAAGCTGGACGATATCGGCGGGGACACCAAAGCCATCAAAAACAGCGTATCCCTGTCGGAGGAGGATATCAAGCTGCTGGTGGACCTGGCGGAGCGGGAGTACATTACCAACGTCAATCTAACCGCCCAGACGCCTGTTATTACCATTAACAATCAGAGCAGTGGAAACAATGAGCTGGACGGCCAGCGCCTGGCGAACGCCATCAAGACCATCCTGATCGAGGAAGCCGCCAGCCACACAGACCTGTCCTACACGTAGCGGAGGTGGACCATGCAGCAGAATCTATACGGCCTGTACCTGTC